CAGCAAAAAATTATGGAAGAATTATTTCCATAATGTGCGCCAAGTGTAAAAAAATACGAAAAATTATAACCAAAATCATTGCAAGGAGAAAACGCAAATGAGAATGACTGAACTAATACCAAACAGCCCGATTGCTGTACAGAAATCGCGCCGATCTGCAAAAGGTCGAGTATTGACATCAGGCGACGCAGGTAAAATCTTGCCGTTGAAATACGAATGGCTGCACCGCGAAGACGGCGTTCAAAGCGGTAAAATCCGCATGAACGTTGAAATGATGGAAACATCAGAGATGTTAATGAACGGTGTTGGCGTAACACTGTACGCGCACTTCGTCCCTATGTTAGCATTTGACCGTTTTAACGGATCAATGGACGAATTAAACCGATCATATAAAAAAGAAAATGGCGCAGCAGGAAGTGTAATACCATACTTTGAAAGTAATAAAAGATACAATCCAGATGATGGATCTATATATACAGATAGTACTCCACAACATTTTGATAATGTATATAGCTCAACACGTGATTTTTATAAAACAATGGGCATACATACAGAAGCTACAAATTTTAATACAACAGTTGTTGAAGCATATAATACAATTATCAATCATAGACGCAAAGCAAGATCTAAATCGTTACCATTAAGAAACGCATTCGATCACTCATTAGCTGACGCGTTTTGGATTAATAACGGAATGCAAAATATTGTACCTGATTATGATCAGAATTTAATTGACGGACAAGTAACACTTGCTGGGCTAACTTTTCAAGCTCCAATTAAATCAACAAGTGCTACACGACAATCAACAACTAATGTTGTAGCATCTGCAAATGGCACATTAGACAGTGCGCAATGGTCACCTGCACAAACAGGTACATCAGTAATTGATGCAGGTGATTACTATTTATTTGATGATATATATGCAGAATTAACAACAGGCGGAAACGCAACAATGTCATTAGCTGACATTGAACAAGCACGACAAACAGCGGCATTTGCTAAACTAAGAGCAAAGTACGATGGAATTGACGACGAACATGTAATTGATTTGCTTATGTCAGGAATTAGAGTTCCAGAAGAAGCATTAAAACAACCAATATTATTGGGTCGACAACGTGCAATGATAGGATTTAACCAACGTTATGCAACAGATGGCGCAAACTTGGATAAGTCAGCAACAAATGGTATGGCAACAATTGACATGTCAATTAGAACACCAGCTATGAATACTGGCGGCGTTATAATGATAACTGCCGAAATAGTGCCAGAACAACTTTGGGAACGTAAGAAAGACTATTTCTTATATACAACAGATCCAGATACGTTACCAAACTATCTGTCTGATGTTTTAGATCCAGAAAAAGTTGCAGTTGTAAAAAATGATCATGCTGATGTAAATCATGCAACACCAGATGGAACATTTGGTTACGCACCATTAAACCATGAATGGCAAAAAGATGCGGTAAATGTAGGTGGTAAATATTACAGACCTGCAAATGACGCATTTGATGAAGACCGTGCAAAAATATGGACGGCAGAGTCAACAAACCCAACGCTAAATGAAGACTTTTATTTATGTTCAGGTTTGCACAAAAAAGTATTTGCCGATCAAGTATCAGATAGTTTTGAAATCACATGTCTTACAGATATGTCGATTGTAGGAAACACCGTATTCGGTGCAGGGCTACAAGAAACGGATACAACATCTGATTACGACACAATCACTTCGCAAGTCGATTCCTCGCGTATCGTTAAGTGATAAAATGCGGGGTAGTCCTCCCCTACCCCGCATAAATTTAAAAAGGAAAATGAAATGAACAGAATTAAACACGGCAATATAAGCAAATGGTCACAAGCAAAAGCGGGCGATGTAATTGAATTTGCATCAATCAAACCAAGACATGTAAAATTTGAAGTAACAGCAAACAGCAACATTGAAGTTTGGGTAGCAAACGATAATAAAATGTCTGACGCCGTATTGGTGGGTACATCAAACGGTAAAACAGAAATTCAATACACAGCACCCGCAACAACGTATGTGCAAATTAAAGCTGAAAAATCAGCAAGTGTATTTGTAAATATACCAGATATCGATCAATCAGTTCAAAATAGCGATGAACCAAGTTTCACGTCTATTGAGCCACGTGTAAACAACAGCACTGAATTCGATCGTATGGTTCAATTTATGAAACACAACGAACAACAACGAAATGCACAATTAGAAGCTGAAAGATCAGCTCTAAGGGCAGAAGTAGCAAAAATTAAAGCAGAAGCTGAAACAGTAGTTGAAGCGCCAGTAGAGGCAGAAACAGAAGATGCAGGAGAAACCCCCGAGTAAGTTTTTACGCTGGATACGGTTTATAGACCGTATCCAGTTTTGGCACCGCGACGAGCTGGTGCATAAAACACACGTAGAAGCGGCAAGATCATTAGCAGAACCTAATGCATCAAAATCACTCTGGGTTAAAATTCAGCAAACAGAAAACGA